TCGCAAGCTCTCCCGTAAGTCTCTCACCCGCCCGCATGACCCCCAGGCGGTCGCTTGGATTACCTCCAGGATTGAAGTCCTCGAAGTTCAACTCCTCGATGTTCAGCGGGAGCAGCAAGAGCTCGAGGACATCCAGTTCCTCCTCTCGCAAGGATTGCTATAATGCCGATATACGAATACCGCTGCGCCTGTGGGAAGAAGTTCACCGGCTGGGCCCACATGAGCGATCGTCACTCCCCGCAGGAGTCTCCTTGCTGCTCTCTACCCTCCCCATATACAATCAGCGCGCCTCGGGTGTTCGGGGACTTTGTCCCGTACCAGTCGCCCGCCAGCGGGAAGTGGATTGAGGGAAGACGGGCGAGGAGTGAAGACTTCGCCCAGACGGGCACCCGGGCGTATGATCCCGGGGAGATGCAGGACGCACAACGGGCGCGCGTGCTTGAAGAAGCCCGACAGGAAGCCGAGATTGACGAAACTGTGGAACGAACACTCGCGGAGATAAAGAATGGCTGAAGAAGACCTCCTCTCGACACCGGAACTGGTGGAAACCGCGGCGAACGATATCGCTGAAAGCGTGCTGCCGCAGGAAACGATCGACCCCCCTTCAGCGGAGGGGGCGGACCCCAAGCCACCCGGTGACTCCCCTGCGCCCGTCGCGAAGGCTCCAACAGCAGCTCCCTCCGCTCCTCCTGCTGCGGGTGGCGGGCAACCCGCTCCTCCCCCGGTTACTGAACTTCCCGCTCCCGACTCCCTCAGTGGAAAGATCAAAGAAGAGTGGGCGGCTCTCCCGCAGCATGTGCGCGACGAGTTTGTTAAGCGGGAGCAAGACTTCCGCAATGGGATGGATCAGCTTCGCCAGCCGGCGGAGCTGGGAGAGGGGCTGAGTCAAGTCCTCGCCCCTTACCTCCAGACCTATCGCCAGTACGGCGTGAACCCAATCAGCCATATTGAGAACCTGACCAAATACCACGCCATCTTGATGTTCGGGACTCCCGACCAGAAGATGGAGATCTTGACTGGGCTAGCGAGCGATGCGGGCATTTCCCCGCAAGCGTTCCTCGCGGGCGTCCCCCAGCCTTCTCAAGATGTGAACCTCCTTCAGAGGGAACTCGCCTCCCTCCGCACCCAGCTGACCGGCGTCACTGGGCGCATCTCTGCTTCCGACATGGCTGCCATGGAGCAGAAGATTGTAGAATTCGGCGATGACACGGAGAAGCACCCGCACTTCTGGGACGTCGCTCCAACGATGGTTCAGTTGTACCGGGAGAATCCGCGTCTACCTCTGGAGACTGCCTATAAAATGGCATTGGCAGCCAACCCGGGCGTGTACGATAAACTCCTCGACCAGCGGGCGGAGCAGAAACTCCTCGCCAAGCAGGCCGAAGCGTCGAAGCGTGCAACGGCCGCCCTCAAAGCCCGCGGTACCCGTCTGCAGTCAGGTTCCCCCGTCCGTCCGGCGTCGGACAGTGGCGAGTTTGACTTGGATAAAGCGCTGGGCGATACTCTAGCCGAAATCAACGCAAGATCCTAACCCAACCCCGGAGACTTAAATGGCTTCCCCAAACAGTACCTTTACGGAGCTGGTCACGACGACCTTCCGTAATCACGGGAAGAAGTTCGCCGACAACGTTTCCCGAAACAACGTCTTCTACCGCGAGATTGCGGAGAAGAAGAACGTTGTCGAGGAAAGCGGCGGACTGACGCTCGTGGAACCGCTCGACTACGCCGCGAACCAGACCTACCAACGCTACAGCAACTACGATGTGCTGAACGTGTCAGCGAGCGACGTGCTGACGGCCGCGGAGTTCCAGTGGCGACAGATCGCGATCAACGTGGTCGCTGCAGGGCTCGAGATGCGCATCAATTCGGGCGACTCGCGGATCATCGCGCTGGTGAAGTCCCGTATCAAGAACGCGATGCGGACCTTCAAGAACAACTTCTCCTACGACCTGTACAGCGACGGAACCGCCACCAACCAGATCAACGGGCTGCAAGCGCTGGTGAGCGACGCGGGTACGGGTACAGTAGGGGGAATCGACTCGTCCAGCTGGCCCTTCTGGCGCTCCCTCGTCCAGTCCGCCGCCGCTCCAATCCAAGGTGGTGGTGCGATCGTGGTCTCTGCGACCACGTTCGAATCCCTCATGGCACCGCTTTACTACTCCCTCACGCGGGGAGACGATCAGCCCGACCTGATCATCGCATCGAACGACTACTTCCTCTTCTTCGAGGCGTCGCAAACCTCCCTGAAGCGGTATTCGTCGAGCGAGGGCCCGACCTCGGGTACTGCTGGATTCGTCAGCCTGATGTACAAGAAGGCGCGGGTGCTCTTCGACGGCGGCAGTGGTATCCCGACCTCGCGGATGTACTTCCTCAACACGGACTACTTCAAGCTGCGTGTCCACGAGGATGCGAACCTGACGGTTCTCGACGAGGCCAAGCCGTACAACCAAGACGCTTCGGTGGTTCCGATCCTGTGGATGGGTAACTTGACCATCTCGAATCGGTCCCTCCAAGGCGTTATCAAGCCTTAAGGAGAACACATGTACGCACCTCTGTTCAGCCTCGTCGGCAATCAACAGCCGATCGACGTCCAAATTCCTGACACTACCCAGCGTTTCCCGCTGGGGATGCAACAGGACATGGTGGACGAGTTCTACGGGTGGGGCGCCTTCGTCTACGGGAAGGCGGTCCAAGCGTGCGGGGTCGGAAGACTCTGCTTCATGGATTCGGTGTGGGGGGCGACTGACATCCCCAACACAGCGAATACGGGCTTCCCGATCTACATCGCCCGCGCCAATATGGCGATCAACACCTTCGGGTGGTTCCAGTTCGCCGGGCAGATGCCGATGCTCGCCACCGCGTCGGTCGCGGCTGGTGTGGCGATCGGGATCACGGCGGCGGGTAGCGTCGGAGCGAACACGGCGGGTAAGCAGGTCCTGAACGCCCGGGTCGTGAGGGCGGGAACTGCCACCATCGTGATCGCGAACGTGGGGACAGTGAACGGTTCGCCCCTCCTGCAGATGCCCAACATCGGCGGGCTGTTCGTGGGACTGACGGCGAGCGGGACGGGTATCTCGGGCACGATCAGTGCAATGGACCCGAACCAGAACCGCATCCAGCTCTCTGCGAACGCGTCGGCAACCGGTAACATCACCGCGACGTTCACCTACACTAACTTCCTCGGAGTGCAGTCCACGGGGGCGTTCGTGCAAGGCGCCATCACCTAACCCCTCGCGGGGTGGGGGAGGGGGAAACCCCTCCCCTTTTTCGCTAAGGAGAAAAAATGCCGTCACTTTCAGCTGCCCGCCCGGCCTACGTTACCTTCGAAACTCGACTTGTGGAGAAGCAGAAACTCCGCGAGGAAGGGGGCTCACTGTACGCAGTAGAGGAAGACTGGGTGAAGATCACCCCTTCCGGGTCGAAAGACGTCTTCGAGAAACTGGTGAAAGACTGGTTCGAGACGCTCCGCGGGCGAGTGGAAATGCAAATGGAGCAGCCCGAACTCCTCGACCACTATCAGAAGGCCTACGCAGCCTGGAAGCAGAACCGTGAACTCCCGATTGAAGGGACCCCGATTGCGGGCTGGCCGCTTGCGACATTGGCGCAACAACAGCTGTGTAAATCGCTCAATCTTCGTACCGTCGAGGATCTTGCCTCCGCGAATGCGGAAGCGGTCCATCGGCTGGGCATGGGTGCGCAAGTGCTACGCAACCGGGCAGTTGATTTCCTCACCGCACAGAAGGACACCGGCCCGCTGGTTGCCCAGGTGGAATCGCTCCGGGCAACTGTTGCGGACCTTCTCGCTGAGGTGAAAACGATGCGGGAGGAGAATCGCGTTCTCAAGGGGATGAGGGGGGTCGCAGATGTAACCCCCCAGGTCCAGATGCCCGAAATCTACTCTTCCGTCCCTCAAGTCCAACTCCCCGATCCTCCGAAGATCGACGGGCTCATTGGCGATGTAGTGAATGAGGAAGTCGAAGCTGCAATGAACTGAAATGGCGAACCTAACTCTCTTGGAGATGGTGCAACAGAAGGCGTTGAAGTTGAACACGCCCTACCCGACTGTAGCGATGACTTCAACTGACAGCACCATCGCAGAAATGGTGATGTGCCTGAACGATGAAGTCGGGGAACACCCAAACATGAGCTGGGACTTCCCCCGGCTCAAGATCGCCACCACGTTCACTTACTCGACGGATGCGAACTACATCGCGGTGAATATGGACACCGCGGCGAGCTTCGGGACGGGCGCCTACCGTTCAATGGTTCCCCGGACGCTTTGGAATCGTACCACCCGCCTTCGGGTAAGCGGGCCGGTGACCGATGAAGACTGGGCCTCGATGATCGCGATGGGGGTAGCTCCTACCACTGACCAGTATCGCGTTGTCGGTCCCAACCTCTTGATCTACCCGGGCCATACAGCTTCGAACACGTACGGCTGTGACTACATGAGCAAGTTCGCCGTGCAGGCGACAGGTGGGGGGTCGCTGAAGGAGTTCTTCACCGCCGACACGGACGTCCCCTTAATGCCCTCGAGAATTTGCCTCGCCGGGCTGGAGTGGCGGTGGCGGCAGATTAAGGGGCAGCCCTACGCGGAAGAGAAAGCGAAATGGGATCGCATGCTCGAAGAGGAAGCGACCCGTGAGAGCCTTCCCAGTGATATTTCAATGG